TCTTTAGACATTACTCAACTTATCTTTTAGTTGTTGTTGTAAATCTAAATCTTCTTTAATTCTATTAACTATTCCGTCTCTACCTTGAACCTTTGTGCCATCATCAAGTTGATACCATGCACCAGTTCTACTTAATAAACCAACAGACTCTGCTGTATCTACAAGATCACCAATAGCATCAATGCCAATGTTGTCTCCACGGAAATAAAAATCATATTCTCCTGATTGGAAGCCTGGAGATGTTTTAGAAAATTGTAGTTCCCAGCGAATCTTTCTTCCTATCTTTTCTTCAATTAACTTATCTCCAATTTTTATTTTACCCTTAATTGCTTGGTTATCAGATTCTGATGAAAATAATTTAACAATACAAGATGAATAAAACTTGGTAGCCTGCCCACCAGACGGTTGCTGGCTAGTATACATAGCGCTAATATTATTTCTTGATTGTGAAATAAGAACAAGTAAAGTAGGCTTTACTTTATTATTGGCATAGTTAAGCATCTTCCAAGCATTACTAAAGTCTCTAGACTCTGCACCAATTTGTTTAGTATTTTCAAGAGCCTTCATCTCATCTGTATCTTTTTCAAAATAAATTGCTGGTAGCATAGAAGTGATAGAGTCAACAACAATTAAATCAACTCCAGCATTCATTAAGCCAACGCCTACGTCTACCATATCACTAATAGTACGTGCCTGTGAATAGATAAGTTTTGTTGGATCTACCCCAAGTTGTCTAGCCCAATCTTCAGAGTATGACATTTCTGAATCAATCCAAGCACAAACCTTGCCTTCTTTTTGTGCTAGAGCAATCATTTGTAAACACATTGATGACTTAGCAGAAGATTTACTTCCCCAGATAAGTACCTGTCTTCCATATGGAAGTCCTCCACCTAGTGCACGGTTTAATCCATAACTTGGTGTTGGCTGGTATTCAAAAGTAATACCTTCTCCAGTACCTAAACGCTTGCGTATTCTTGGGTCTAATTGTGACAATACATCTTCTATACTAACTGACATTTACATCCTCCATTATAACTGTTCCGTCTTTAGTTTTACCAAAACTAAACTTATATGCCTTACCTTCTTCTATATGCATGTATGCTTTTGGAAATGCCGTTGGAAATACTGTAACAGAATGCAAGTCTCTTGCGGTATCTGCTAATGTAAGTGAAGCCATTTTTTTACCAGCCTTTGTAATTCTTGGCTTGAATGAAACAACAAACATTTCGTCTTCTGTATAAGGCAATTGCTTATAACTTAAAAATTTAACTAAAGCATTTGAAGATGCTTTTATTTCGTCAACAGGAACTGCAGAGACAATCCTATTGTCATTAGCAAGAACCAAGTAAGTACGACCTGTCTCAATAGTCGTTCCTTCTTCATCAAATATACCAACAGACCCAGTTTTGTCCAGAATTTCAACTCGTGACCAACCCTTTCCTCGTTTAATTGCTTTAACCATACCCAAAAGAATAAAAGATCCCTTCTCTTCAAATGAATCTATGTCTTGAATAAATGCATAGTAATGAGATGGAATTGTTATATTAAACTCTGGAAGATTTAAGTATTCATAAATATTTTCTTTAATTTCAGAATCATTTCTAGGATTATCTGAAAAGGTAGCAGCACCTATAACTCTTAAGGCTTGCAATGCACGACTATTAACTCCATTACCTTTTGTAAAGGTAAACTCTTCAAGTTCTTTATAAGAGTTAAATGGTCTTGCTGCAATGTATTTTGCTGCAATATTATTTGAAATATACTTAATGCCAGTTAAGCCGAAACGAATTCCTTTACCTTCAATTTTAAAATCAAAGTCTGAATCGTTAATGTGTGGCAGTTTAACTGAAATGCCCATACGCTTTGCTTCAATTAGATATTCTGTACGACCATCTTTATCTTTCTCATTCTTAAGAAGAGCAAACATAAACTCAAGAGGGTAGTAGTACTTTAACCACGCCGTCCAATACGAGAGCGTAGAGTAAGCAACCGCATGACTCTTGTTGAACGAATATCCCGCATGCGCTTCAAAGTCATGCCATAAATCACGAGCCTGATTGGGAGCAATATAGGCAGAAGCGCCAGTAATAAAACGCTCTTTATAAATATCGAACTCTTTCGCATCCTTTTTCTTTCCAATGATTTTACGAACCTTGTCAGCATCAGACATTGACATTCCACCTAGGTGAACGCAAGCCTGCATAACCTGTTCTTGGTATAGGATACACCCATATGTATCGTCGGTAAACTCTTTCATAATCTGATGAATATATGACACATTTTGTTTACCGTGTTTACGAGCAATGTAGTCTTTACCAATAGTATTCATGGCTCCTGGACGTACTAGAGCGTTAGAGGCTGCAAGTTCGTTAAAATTCTTTACGCCCATCTTAACTAAAAGGTTTGTGTATGGTGTTGCTTCACATTGGAATACACCCTTTGTGTACCCGTCAGAAAGCATCTCATAAACTTTTGGATCTGCCATATCAAGAGATAGTAAATCAATTTCTTGATAGTGATTTTCTTTAATCATTGCAACTGCATCTTGAATTACGCTAAGAGTTTTTAGCCCAAGCGCATCAATCTTAATAAGACCAATTTTTTCAGCCTCTTCCATATCAACTCCAACAACTGGAATTCTTTCATCTGAGCCAGGAGAAGAACGAGTTTCTAATGGAGCGTATCTAAAGATTGGATTTTTACTAGTAACAACACCAGCAGCATGAATACCAGTTCCTCTGATACGACCACGAAGTTGTTCTCCGTAGATTTCTACTTCTGGATATTTCTCACGAAACTCCAGTGTTGTTTTTGAAGTACAATACTCATCCCATGTATCAACTAGTTTTAAAACCTTATTAACATCTGTAAGAGGAATGTCTAATACTCGTGCAACGTCTCTTACTACACCCTTATCTTTAAACTGTAAAAATGTAGCAATAGATGCAACGTGTCTATATTGTCTAACTAAATAATCTTTTACTTCATCACGACGTGTATCTTGAATATCTGTGTCAATATCTGGAAAGTCATTACGTTCTGGGTTAATAAATCGGAAGAACAAAAGACCGTGCTCTATTGGATCAATTGTTGTGATTCCAAGTAAATAACAAACCAAAGAACCAGCAGAAGATCCACGTCCTGGACCAACCAAAATATTTTCTTTCTTTGCCCAATTAATCATATTGCTTACTACAAGAAAATATGGAGCAAACTTTTTATCTCTAATAATAGACAATTCCTCATCAAGCCTTTGTTCATAAATATCATTGCCAAGCCAATTATCTGTAAGTCGTTTTTCTTCAAGACCTGCAAGCGCTAGGTTTGCCAATTCCTGATCTGGATCTTTGTACTGAACTGGAAGAAGATTTAGCCCATCTTGTATGTTGTAGTCTTCTACTGTATCTGCTAATAATAGTGTGTTTGAGTATATGTCTTCTCTATCAATACCCTGCTTTTTCATAGCAGCCTTGATTTCATCATAAGATAATAAGTGGATATCAAATTTATTAAAAGTGATGTCTCTATCTTTGCCATAAAGATAATCAAGTCTATCCATCATAGAAGAGTACTTTGTGGATTTTGAATAAGTTATATCTTTTTGAACCTTGGCATGCGTGTTTAATAAAAGTTTAAACTCTTGAACTTCTTTTTGTGAGGGATCAACATGATGACAATCTGGTGTAACAACTACCTTTATTTCAAACTCGTCTGCAAGTTCAATCAAATATTTATTTATTTCAGGGGCATTGTGTGGCATAACTTCAACATAGTAATCGCTACCAAAGTTGTCCTTAAACCATTGAAGGTGCTTCTTTGCAAGTGCAAACTCTTGTTCCTCTAATGCCTTAACAAGAACGCTACTTGGACAGGCAGATGTAACAATAATGCCTTCTTTATATTTTTGTAGTATTGCAAAGTCAAACCTTGGTTTTTTAAAGAATCCATCAGTCCATGCAATTTCACTAATTTTGTTAAGATTTTCTAAACCCTTTTGGTTCTTGGCTAGAAGGATAATGTGGTTATAGACAAGATCTTGTTGACCTTCTCTTTCAGACTTATCTCTTTTATCAGATATGTCTGCACACATGTATCCTTCTAGACCAAGGATAGGCTTTACATTATTTGCTTTTGCAATACGGTGCAGTTCCCTATGCCCAGATAAAGTACCGTGGTCAGTGATTGCTATTGCTGGCATCCCTAACTCAACTGCACGGTGCACATATTCTTCTGGAGTAGCAACACCATCAAATAATGAATAGTGTGTATGTAAATGTAAGCCTACGTAATTCATCTTACCAGTCTGTGTTGGTAGCAGATGAAGATGTTGGACCGTCAAAGCCTAAATAAAATGCCTCTTGTTCAGCATAAGGAATTTTCTTTAGTGCTAACTCAAGTGGATAAGGCTTAATTGCTGCCCAGTCAAATGGTTCTGTGTCTGGTGCGCCTGGAATGGTTGTGTAACTTGTTTCAGTACCCTGACCATTACGCTTTACTTTCCAGATTACGTTTGATATGCTACCTGTTTCAAGTGCATACTCACGAATTGTGTTAAATGCTGATTGCTTGCTTACACCCATTGACCAAATAGCCACATAAGGTGCCTCAATGCCATCGTCAACTAGAACATTGCAATAGAAACGAAGACGTGCTCTCCAGCCAGCCTTTGGATCCTTGCGGTGCATCTCTTCTGCCCAGTCACGACCTTCTGTTTCCATTGTGTCTACAGCCTTGCGCTTGTAGTCCTTTGGATTTGTGTGTTCTTTTACAACTAGAGCAAGACCACGATCTGCATTATAGTTTGCAGAGTCTTCATCTAGTTCCTCAATGAAACGGATTTTTACTGATTGACCATCGGCAAGTTTTAACCATCTTACCTTTGGAGAGTTTTCATCATACTTTGGCTTGTCGAGCAGGGCATTAATATTTTTGAGTCCCTTTACTACGCTCATATTTTTCTCCTTCTGTTTGTTATTTTAGTTTAGCATAGATGATATAGATTTGTCAAACTGAAACTCAATGCTTTTAATTGCATCATCATCCATATCCCCTATGTCTTTATATTTTTTATCTATGTTGATTACTGTAACCAATGAGCCAAGTTTTTCAATTAACTTATCTCTCATTATTGATCCAGCCTCATCATTATCTGCAACAAGTACAACGCTATTGAAGTACTTTTCTAACAACTTAATCTGTGACGCAGACACGTTAGCCCCCAGTGTTGCAACTGCTGGGAATCCTACTTGGTCTAGTCTGATTGCATCAAAAGATGATTCAACAACATATACTAGACTAGATGTTTTAACTCTATGTAAATTAAATAATATTTTACCTTTTGGAAGTCCTGGAGTATTCTTAAACTCTTTGCCTTCAACTGATCTACCAACAAACCCAAGAGTCATTCCGTCTGGAGAATGAACTGGTATGGTAACCATATCTTGTTTTTCAGAGTATCCTAAAGAAAACTTCTTTACTGAATCTTCTGTTATAAGCCTATTAGAATAATATCTCATTGCCCTTGGAGATTCTAATGCTTGGTTGTTTAATCTTTTAATTAATACTTCATCGTACTGAATAAAGTCTGGTGGGGCATACATAGCCTTGTTTATTACACTCTCAATGTTTGTTTCTGTTTCTTTACTTTTTATATACCGTGCTGCTTCAAAGTATGTTCTACCAGTTATAAACATAACAAATTCTTCAAGATTTTTTGTGGTTTGGCAACCAAAACAAAAGAATAGCCCACTATCTTTTGCAACCTCAGCAGCAGGCGTTCTTGTATTATTGTGATATGGACAATAAATAATAAAGTCATTGCCAAACTCTGCCTCTATATCAACTCCTGCACCATTTAAAACTCTTTGAATTTGTTCTTTACTATAAATGTTACTTGCCATCTTCGTAATCCTTATACCTATAGTAACCTTTATCGAAATCTACTTGTACTAAAAAGTCTCCCATAAAACCATTTCTATTTTTTCTAAATACGCACTCAATAATATCACTATTAGTTGCACGACCTAATGCCATAACCCAGTCAGCATCGTAAGCAATCTGTCTAGACCACGCAGTTTGTCCAAGTGTTGGAGCACTGCTTAAATCTTTTACATCATCAGGAGTAGCAGATGAAATAGCAATGATAGGAACTTCTTCGCCAATAGCCATTAGTTTAAGTTCTCTTGAAAGGTTCTTCATACGTACCGTTTCATTTTCAGACTTTTGATTTGGAGACATAAGTTGTAGATAGTCAACAATAACAAAGTCTGGTTTGTATTGGTCTATCTTTCCACGAACTACGGATGGGTTAACTTCACCACCATTGTCATTTGAAATAATATGAAACTCTGGCTTGCCTGCCACTTTGTTAGCATGCCAACTCTTAAGCATATCAAGTTCTACTTCACCATTGCTTAGTTTGCGATGAGACCAAATGCCCTCACCCATAATTGCAAATACACGATTACGAACTTCAGTCTCAGACATTTCTAAAGATATTACTAATGGAGACTTACCCTGCTTCCATGCTTGAACTGCAAAATAAAGAGCAAGCCAAGACTTTCCAATTCCTGGATATGCAAGAAACACACCAAGTTGTCCTGGCATAATTCCAGAAGGAAGATAATTATCAAATCCTGGTAAACCTGTTTTAATTCCAACCTGACCAGTTAATTTTTGTTCCTGAATCTTTTCAAAATATGCAAGAGCAGAATCAAGATCCGTAGCATCAATATCACGAATAGCAGAAGTATTTTTCTTTAATTCAGAGGTTTTTGTAATAAGTCCATTAAGTGCTTCTGTGCCATTGCCACCTTGCACTTCACCTGCTGCTGTTCTTAAGATGTCTTTTAGACTATCATTTAAATATTCGGTTTGTAATTCTTCAAGGTGATGTTTTGTTGCTCCAACACCTTCTACTGGAACAAAGTCTCTAAATTTTTCTACAACTAAAGATGCTGGTGGAATAGATCCATTATTATCAAAATATAAACGAATAAAGTTCCATACATCGTTATGGGTTCTAAGAAGGTTTTCTACGTTGGCTTGTAATAATACATGCATTTGTTTATCTTGTAATACCGCTGAAATAACTCTTGCTTCTGTATTATTCACTTAACCACCTTCTTGCTAGTGTTCTTCTCTCAGTTCTTTCTTTAATATCTTTTTCTACATCTAGTTTACCATTAAGAATTTTTTCTGCATTATAAGCAAAATAGTTCCAACTAGGTTCTTGTGCAATACTAAAATAATATTCAAGTAAATCATAACAAGCAGAAATACCATACGACTGTATAAGGGAGTCAGCGGACCACTGCTCTACGTTTAAATTTAAAGATGGCTTTTGCTCATACTTTGCGGTATGCAACTTGCTATATCTGCTAAGCAAAGCCATACGGTCTTTGCGTTCAGCCATTACTCTAGTTCAGCAGCCTCTGATTGAGCCTCTTTAATTTTTTCTGTTAGTTTATCTTCAACAAACTTATATACTCTCTCAAAAGCCTGCTCTGTGTTTTCACCTTCACGCTTAGAGTCAACTACGCCAAGATCAAGTCTTAATGACTGGAAATTGCCTAAGTTAAGAGTATAGCCAAGTGTTATTGATACTTTTGTATTTTCGTTTTCCATTACCCCACCTATTCTTGAATTTAAATATTCTCTGACCAAACAGGAATAAATCTTCCATCTTCAGTCTTCGTATATGTAAGTATACCGTCACCCATTCGCCTTGTCAACTCTTGGCTTGTAGGAATACTATTATTTGTTATTAATCCGTCTTTTCTGGGCTGCCCCATATGTCTAGATCCCAGTATAGCACGTATCTCTTTTATGTGCTCTTCTGAGTAATAAGATCTTATTTGCCAACCTCTTTGACCATTTATTTTTGCTCCGATTGGTGGTGGTATAATTCCATTTTTAATTAATTTTGGCATATACTTTCTATGACGATTAACTAATTTAGCAGTCTCTGCAACTGTGTATGCTCTTTGTCTATTTTTTCTAAAGTCTGTACGAAGACAAGTTTCAAGTCTATCTTTAGTAATATTATAAAACGTAACCATTCCAGTAGAACGAGAACTATGATATAAGCGCACCAAATCTCCGTTTAAAAACCAGAGTTTTTTACTACCCTTTATTACAGGGTCGTTATTGTATTGTTGGCTCTGGATTTTTCCCTTTGCAGTATCCATCTACCTTGCCCACTTTCTGATGGAGGATGAAAAAAATTACGTGAACCGCACAACATACAAAATGTTTCTAAATGATCTACACTGCTATATTGTCTGTCAACAAACATACGACCATTACATTTTTTACAAAAAATCATACCCCGTCCTTATTTTTAATTTGGAATGCCAATAATTATTAAATTAACGGCTAAAGATAAGTCACCAGAAGCACCGAATCTAACAACTCCCTCTACCTTTGATGTTGTTACTGTTTTTAAAATAACGCTTACATTTTGTCCAGCAGGAGTGTTTCCTATATTTACTGGAGTTGCTGTTGCTATTGGTTGATATTTAAAATCACTAGGAAAGTCATAGGAAAAAGATTTTTCAGATGCTGCGGTAACAGTAGAGTTGTTTGCTACTTCTACATAGCCACCTATCATACGGACCTCAGATGTCTTTACGCTTTGTTTTCCAGCACTAACTGTATCAACTGTTGTATAGTTATAGGTTGCTGAAGAAACCTCTGTAGATAACTGATTTACTGTATCAACTAACTTATAGATGTATGGAACATCTAAAGGTTGACCACGCTCTGGTAACGGTACTTTTGCCATTTATTCCTCCTATTTAATTATACCAAAGACTCTACGCCAGAGTCGAAGATAACTAACGATTCTTTTACTTCTTTTACTGATGATGCTATTTGTATCTTTACATGAACTGACGTTGTTCCTGTATTTAAAAATGAATATGTGTGTATTGGGCTTGTTCCATGATAAGCAAAAGATCCAGCATCAAATTTTACAAATATGTCATATGCTGGTCTATTTAGTTCATCATCCCAAACAGCGGTAATAATAGATGATGTTATAGATAAAGCACCACTAACCGTTTCTGTAGGAACTGCATTTGTAACAAATGTTGGAGACCAGTGAGAGGTTCTGTTTTTATCTTCAGAGATAATTCTATATCTTACAACATACCCTGCGGTTTCTGAGTCAACTGGTGGCAAAGATTCTTTTAGAACAATTGCTTTTTTAACAGCCATTAGGTTACACCAATTGAAAATCTAAACTCAACATAGTTGCTAGTATTAGGAGACTTAACAATTGTTTCTGCATTGTCATTTTTAATAATTGAATATCCAGTTAAGCCATAAAGCGGATTAACTGTAGCAATATTTTCTAGTCTCATTGCATCTAAGGCTATGTAGTAATTTTCTGAAGGTACTCCACTATCAATAACACATGCATATATTTTAACTACAGTTACGGCATCCCAAGTAAAATTTGCACTTGTATAAAGTTCTTGTAGTTGCTTTGATATTACAAAATATCTGTTTGTTTCAAAATCTGCAATAGAGTTTTCTAGATTACCAGAACTTCCATGATTAATTTCTGCTTCAAACCTTGCAAACTCTCCAGTAGTAGTATCTGTTGATGCAAAGTCAACTAAAATTCTAATTGTTTCTGGAATTGCACTGGAGTTTCCATTTTTACTTATTAAAGAAAATGCCAACCTAAGTTCATCTATTGGAGAGTTTCTTGTAAAATCAATATTCGCTCCAGTTAAATGAATATGGTTTGATCCTTCTTCAATTACAAAGTGATCAAGAGTCGGACCACTATCTTCGCTTACTGTAAGATCTGAGTCATCTCCTTGAATTAAAATTACGTTATTTAAAAATCTGCATCTTTCATACCTGTTTGCACGAGAAGATTTATAAAAAATTGAGTTATCAGCATTTGTTTGAAAAACAGAATCTGCTACTGCAATCACATTATCATCTTCTGGATCATCTAACGGTGCGGTAACAGTATCAATTGCTGTTGCTGCGGAAGCGGTATGATGTTGCCAGTTTTCTCCAGTAGTAAATGCAAACACTGTCTTGCTGTCATAAGCGCCAGCAGATGGGTTTGAGCCTGCAGAATATAAACCTACTTCAGATATCTCGTATCTTTCTTCTGTTGGTAGTTCTGCTGTTAATACAATTTTATTTATACCGCCCTCATTTACAAAACCTCTAGATGAAATTGGAACACGAAACATTTCAAAATCAAGGTTTTCTTTTGTTGCAAAGTTATCCGCTACATCGCCAGTTTCTAGCGGGGTAGGACCACAGCCAACAGCCAAAAATGAAGCATAGG